GGTGCTTATATATGCGGGACAAATTATCGAAAAGGGGGATAAAATGCAGACGGTAGACATCAACATCGACGAGCTAAGGCCCTACGAGAAGAACGCCAAGATACACAGCCCGAAGCAGATCGAGCAGATAGCTGCAAGCCTTCTGGAGTTTGGCTGGCGTCAGCCCCTGGTCGTCACCGCTGACAATGTCGTAGTGGTCGGCCACGGCAGACTGGCCGGAGCCAAGATAGCCCGGAAGACTGACCCGGCATTTTCCCACGCTCCCTGCCTGATAGCCGACGACCTGACCGACGAGCAGATCAAGGCCTACCGCCTCGCCGACAACAAGCTGAATGAAAGCCCCTGGGATCCTCAGCTCACCGAGGAGGAGCTGGCCGGCTTTACGGAGATCGACATGAGCGCCTTTGGTTTTGACCTCTCCGAGCTCGCAGCCCGGGAGGAGCAGGAACGCCTCGAGGAAGAGTTCCGGCAGCGAATGGCCGCCGGTGAGCTCAGCGAGGAGGACGAAGAGTATCAGGCCTTCCTGGAAAAATTCCGGCCGAAGAAAACCACCGACGACTGCTACACTCCCGACAACATCTACGAGACCGTCAAGGAGTGGGCGGTGCAGCGCTACGGACTGCAAGGCCGGCGCATCGTCAGACCGTTTTATCCCGGCGGCGACTATCAGCACGAGAAATACAAGCCCGGCGACGTCGTTATCGACAACCCGCCCTTTTCGATACTGTCGGAGATCTACAGCTTCTACGCCGAGCACGGCATTGACTACTTCCTTTTCGCTCCCCGGCTCACGATTTTTTCCTCGTCCGTGACCAACGTGGTAATCATCGAAAACCCTATCCTCTACGATAACGGGGCGACGGTGCCCACCAGCTTTGTGACCAATCTCGGCGAGTACAAAATCATCACGGCGCCGGAGCTACAGCAGGCCGTGAAGAAACAGAACGAGATCAACCGGAAGAAGGACAAGGTGGAGCTGCCGAAGTACAGCTACCCGCCGGAGGTCGTGACCTCGCAGATGCTGGCGCAGCTCTGCAAGTACGGCCAGCGCATAGAGCTGCGGCCGGAACAGGTCTACTACATCCGAGAGCTTGACAGTCAGAAAGCAGCCGGCAAGGCCATCTTCGGGGCTGGCTTCCTGCTGTCTGAGTCGGCAGCAGCCGAGAAGGCAGCAGCCGAGAAGGCAGCAGCCGAGAAGGCAGCAGCCGAGAAGGCAGCAGCCATGCGGTGGAAACTTAGCGACCGAGAACGAGAGATAATAGCGACACTGGAATGAGAGGAGGAGCAGGCCATGACCGAGAAGCAGTGGAAAAGCAAGATCAAGAAAAACTGCAAAGACGCCGGAACATATAGGAAATACTTTGAGCCGGTCATCGAGACCCTGGCCGGCATCCTCTCCAAGCGTGACGAGGCCCTGGAGCAGTTTATCGCATCCGGCGGAAAAGTCATCATCCTGTATACGAACAAGGGCGGAGCCACTAACTTGATGCAAAACCCGGCGCTCCGCCTGGTCAACGACCTTAACCGGGACGCCCTGATGTACTGGCGTGAGCTGGGGCTCACCGCTGCAAGCCTCCGGAAGATCAATGAGCAGGCGATCCGAGGCAGTGCAGAGCTCTCACCACTCGACAAGGCTCTAGCGGAGCTTGGCAGCTGAGTGGAAATACTGGCCGGCCTGCCTGCGGTATGCTGAGAGCATACGGTCCGGCGAGAAGAAAGCCTGTAAGGAGCAGCACCAGGGAGTAGACCGCTTTTTCAGGGACCTGGACAACCCGGCCTACGAGATAGACCACAAGGGCCCGGAGTTTGTGATCGGTATAATCGAGAAGACCCTCTGCCATAAGCAGGGCGAGACCCTCGACGGCACTCCCCTCCGTGGGAAGCCTTTCCGCCTGACAGACTATCACATTTTCATCGTCTACAACCTGGTCGGCTTCGTCCACGCCGGAACGGACAACGTCCGCTTCCACGAGGCGCTGATTTTCATCCCCCGAAAAAACATCAAGACCACATTCGCCGGCGCCCTGGCCTGGGCGCTATCGCTCTGGTATCGACGGAGCGGTGCGATGACCTATATCACGTCCGCAGCCTTGAAGCAGTCCATGGAGAGCTTCGATTTTCTGAGCTACAACGTCAAGCGTATGAAGCTCGACCGAGCTCAGGGCGGTGACATCAAGCTCCTTGATAACTCCATGGAGCACAGCATTGAGAAAACCTTTGCTGATGGCTACATGAAGATCCAGGCGCTTGCATCCAGCCCGGACAAGCAGGACTCTCTCAACTGCAACCTTGCAATCGTTGACGAAATCCACGCCTTCAAAAATCCTAAGCAGTACAACCTCTTCAAGGAGGCGATGAAGGCCTACACCAACAAGCTGCTGATCGGTATCACCACAGCCGGCGACAATGAGCAGAGCTTCCTCGGCCGGCGTCTCGCCTACGCCCGGAAGGTGCTCAATGGCACAGTCCAGGACGAGCAGTATTTTATATTTATATGCTGCGCCAACCCGGACGAAAACGGCGACATCGACTACACAAATCCGGCAGTCCATGAGATGGCAAACCCCGGGTACGGCATAAGCATCCGACCGGACGAGATCCTCCAGGACAGCCTCCAAGCTCAGAACGACCCGCAGGAACGCAAGGACTTTTTCGCAAAGTCTCTCAACGTTTTCACGGCCTCGATCAAGGCCTATTTCAATATCGAGGAGTTCCGGCGGAGCGACGCCAAGTACAGCTATACATTTGACGAGGCTCGCAGAGCTGTTCGCAGGTGGTACGGCGGCGCCGACCTCTCCAAGCTCCACGACCTGACAGCCTCGGTGCTTTTCGGCCACGACGAGAAGCGGGACGTATATATCATACTGCCCCACGCCTATTTCCCGGTAGCAACCGCAGCCCAGAAGGCCGACGAGGACGACATCCCGCTCTTCGGCTGGAAGGACGACGGCTGGCTGACTATGACCAACGGCAGCGTCACCGAGCCCGCCGACGTGGTCAACTGGTTTAAAGCCATGCGAGCCAAGGGCTTCAAGATCCACCAGGTCGGCCACGACCGAAAGTTCGCCCGGCAGTATTACATCGACATGAAAGCCAGCGGCTTCAACATCATTGACCAGCCGCAGTATTTTTATAAAAAATCCGAGGGCTTCCGCTTCATCGAGCAGATCGTGAAGCAGAAGAAACTCTACTATTTTCACGCTGAGCCCTTTGAGTACTGCACGCAAAACGTCTCGGCCATCGAGAAGACCGACGACATGGTGCAGTATGAGAAAGTGCAGAAAAATCATAGAATTGACATCTTTGACGCAGCGGTCTTCGCTGCGGTGAGATACCTCGAGGACCTCGAGAGGACCACCAAGGGCGGCAGCTGGTGGGGAAAAGATAGCACAGGAGAGTGATGCAAGTGAGCAAGAAAACCCGGAAGCGCAGCTCCGGCGAACAGACCAGGTCGGCATCCCCGAGCATCCTGCTCTGGAACAAAGACGGGCCGATCTGCTGCGAAGGCTATACCAGCCTAGACAAGTGCCCGGAGATTGTCGCAGCGGTGACTAAGATCTCGCAGATCATCTCCACGATGACGATCCACCTAATGGCCAATACCGCCGACGGCGACGTCAGGATCAGGAACGAGCTGAGCCGAAAGATCGACATCTCGCCCAGCCCGTACATGACCCGAAAGAGCTGGATGGAGGCGGTCGTCAATAACCTCCTCCTCTACGGTAAGGGCAACAGCGTCGTCCTTCCGCATACGGAGGACGGCTACCTCGGCAGCCTGGAGGTCATCGCTCCATATCGAGTGAGCTTCCTGCCGAACACGCTCGATCGGGGCTACACGATCAGCATTGACGGCAGGAGCTTTGATCCGGACGAGGTCCTGCACTTTGTCCACAATCCGGACAAGTACTACCCGTGGAAGGGCACCGGCATGACCGTCTATCTGAAAGACGTCGCCGGAAACCTGAAACAAGGTCGGGCGACAACCAAGGCCTTCATGAACTCCAAATGGAAGCCCTCGGTCATCGTCAAGGTAGACGCATTGACGGAAGAGTTCTCCGGCCCGGAGGGAAGGAAGCGGCTCCTCGAGAGCTACGTCGAGGGCGCCGAAGCTGGCGAGCCCTGGCTGATACCAGCGGAGCAGTTTTCCGTCGAGCAGGTCAAGCCCCTCTCGCTCTCCGACCTTGCGATCTCCGACGTCATGAAGCTGGACAAGGCAACCGTGGCAGCACTGCTTGGCATCCCGTCCTTCCTCCTCGGCGTGGGGACGTTTAACAAGGCCGAGTGGGAAATGTTTGTGATGACGACGCTCCTGAGCATCGTCACCGAGATCCAGCAGGAAATGACGAAGAAGCTTATCCTGTCCGAGAAGATGTACCTCCGCCTCAATTATTGGAGCCTGCTGACCTGGGACATCAAGACCATTGCAGACGTCCTCCTCCCTGCCTCAGACCGTGGTTTCATCACGGGTAACGAGTTCCGAGACCGCATCGGCATGGAGCCACGGAAGGGCCTGAACGAGCTGAGGATCCTGGAGAACTATATCCCCTACGACAAGTCCGGAGCTCAGAAGAAGCTGATCGGAGGCGGCGAGGAGTGACAGAGTGCAGGAAAGCCAAGCGAGACGGGCAGGGCATCATCAAGTGCCAGCCGTCCGGAGACCTCTGCGGGCACGTCAAATACTGCCGGGCAGAGCGCAAATGGAAATTATCGCCGAGTGCAGTCAACTGCACACGAGGGAGGAAAAAACCATGAAAGAAAACCAGATCCGGTGCATCGCATCGGAATTCACAGTGCGGGAAGACGGAGACGCCCCAATCATCGAGGGCTACTTTTCCGTTTTTAATACAACATACGACATGGGCTACGGTATGTCCGAGAGCATCGCTCCCGGGGCATTCTCAAAGTCCATGGGAAACGACGTGAGGGCGCTCATAAATCACGACAGCACACTGGTGCTCGGGCGCACTAAGGCTCACACGCTGGAGCTCCGAGAGGACTCACACGGACTATGGGGAAAGATCACGATCAATCCGAACGATCGTGATGCTATGAACTTGTATGAGCGTGTAAAGCGTGGCGACGTCGACCAGTGCAGCTTCGGCTTTAACATCGTCAGCGAGGAAACCGACTTCCGGGACGATGGGACGGTACACTGGACGATCACAGAGGCGGACCTCCACGAAGTTTCCGTGTGCACTTTTCCCGCATACGAAGAAACAGCGGTCTCCGCTCGGAAGCGTGACCTTGACGAGATCAAGAAGCGCCAGACCGAGGCATGGAGAAACCGCATGACTCAGAAGCTGAAAGGAGTGACCGAATAATGGCACTTAGAAGCCTTATGGCAAAGAAAAACCTCGACGAGGCCAAAAAGAAGCTGGACGAAGCACGCAAAAAGCGTGATGCCCTGACTCTCAGGGAACAGGAGCTGGAGACCAGCATCGCAGAGGCCGAGACCGAGGAGGAGAAGGCGACCGTCGAAGCAGCCGTCGAAGAGTTTGAGGCTGACCAGGCCGCATCTGACACCGAGATCCAGGAGCTGGAAAAAAAGGTCGGAGACCTGGAAAGAGAGCTCCAGGAGGTCGAGGAGAAAGCAAACACAAAAACACAGCCCACTCCTGCCGGCGACGGCGAGGAAAATAGGGGCAGAAAGGAGCGCACCGCAATGGGCGTGAAAATCACAAGCAAGAGAGCAAGAGAGCTTTTCGGCGCTATGTCTCTCGAAGAGCGCAGCCAGCTCTTTGAGGAGGAGCGTGTCAAGGGCTTCCTGGAGGAGGTTAGGGCCTGCATCAAGGAAAAGAGAGCACTGGCCAACGCCGGCCTTCTGATCCCGGACGAGTTCCTGGGCATCATCCGTGAGAACATCGAGCGCTACAGCAAGCTGACCCGTCACGTCTTCACAAGGACAATCAAGGGCACCGGCAGAGTCACCGTTATGGGCACTATCCCCGAGGCCGTATGGACTGAGATGTGTGCGGCACTCAACGAGCTGGACCTCAGCTTTGCGCAGGCCGAGCTTGACGGCTACAAGGTCGGCGGCTTTATTCCGGTTTGCAATGCTACCCTCGAGGACAGCGACATCGACCTCGCAGCAGAGATCCTCACCGCACTCGGAGAGGCTATCGGTAAGGCTCTGGACAAGGCGATTCTATACGGTAAGGGCAAGTCAAAAAAGATGCCCCTCGGTATCCTGACAAGACTGGCTCAGACCTCCAAGCCCTCAGACTACAGCGACAACATGAGACCCTGGCAGGATCTCCACACCAGCAACATCAAGTCACTGAGTGCAGAGCTGGAGGGCCTGACACTCTACCGTCAGCTGCTCCTCTACTGCGGCGCCGCCAAGGGCAAGTACAGCAGAGGTGAGAAGGTATGGTGCATGAATGAGACTACATACACAGCCCTCAAGGCTGCGATGCTCAGCATCAACGCCGCCGGCGCAGTAGTCTCCGCAGTCGAGGGCACTCTCCCCGTCATCGGCGGAATTGTCGAGGTCCTCAACTTCATGCCCGACAACGTGATCCTCGGCGGCTACCTTGATCTGTACACGCTGATTGAGCGTGCCGGAATGCGCTTCGGCCAGTCCGATCAGGTCCGCTTCCTGGAGGAGCAGACAGTGTTCAAGGGCTCTGCAAGGTATGACGGTCTCCCGCTCATTGCCGAGGCCTTTGTGGCTATCGGTCTCAATGGCGTCACACCGTCACCTGACGACGTGACCTTTGTGGAGGACACAGCCAACCCTGACCCCTCACTCGGTAAGCTCAAGGGCCTGGAGATCTCCGGCGTGACACTCAGCGCAACCTTTGATCCCGACACACTGACCTACACCGGCACAACAACGACCGCCAACGCTACGATCACAGCTACCCCACAGGACGGCTTTGACGCCGTAAGCATCCGCTACAACGACGCATACGTTCCCAACGGCGGCAGCATCAAGTGGACAGCAGGCGCTGGCAACGTGGTCGAGGCATCCGTCAAGGATAGCGAGACCGGCACCGTGACCACCTACACAGTCACAGTCACCAAGTCATAAGGAGGGAGCGCCATGGAGGAGCAGGACAGGCTCGCAGCCTTAAAGACTGACCTGGGCTTTACCGGCGGAGGAGCAGGCAACCGCATCGACGAGCGCCTGACTCAGCTGCTCCGGGCAGCCGAGAAAGCGATCAAGGCAGAGGGCGCAGCGACCCTTGACCCCTCGCAGCTCGAGGACGCTCAGCTTGTCATCATGTACGCCGCCTGGTTATGGCGCCGGCGTGATACAGGTGCCGGGATGCCCCGAATGCTCCGTTGGTCGCTCAATAATCGGATCTTTGCTGAGAAAATGAGGCAGGGGGCGACATGATGAAAGACGTCATCGCCTACCTGATAGGCTATACCACCACGCAGAACGAATACAAGCAGGAGATCCACACGGAGACCCGGCAGGAGATCCTTGCAAGAAAAGACGACGTAACTCGCTCGGAATTTTATCGGGGCGGTGAAGCCGGGCTCCGGCCGGAATTCGTGCTGACCACCGCAATCATCGACTACAGCGGTGAGCGAGAGGTCGAGCTTGACGGCCAGCGCTACGGCGTTTACCGTACTCACGAGGTAAGCGAGGACTACATCGAGCTCTACTGCGAGCGGAAAGGCGGTGTGCAGTAATGGGACTATGGGACGATCTTAATGCCGAGTATCTCGACGAGATGATCGGCAGCGTGCTGGAAAGCTACGCCGACGAAGTTATGAACGCCGTCAACCAGACCACAGACCAAGCAGCCAAGGAGCTGCGCTCTGCTATCGCCAAGGATGCGCCGATGAAAACAGGAAAGCAGAAAAAGTCCTGGAAAATCACAAAGAAGCGGGAAGGATATGAGACCGTCGCAATCATCCACTCGACGGACTACAGAAAAGTCCACCTGCTGGAAAACGGGCACCTGACCCGTGACGGAGTGACCAGGACGAAGCCCCTGAACTACGTCGGAAAAAACGCCGACAAAGTGCTCAGCGAGTTCCCGGACCGCATCGCTGAAGCTGTAAAGGCGGTGAGCTGATGATCAGGAGCGTGGAAGAAGTGCTCGCCAGGCTGGAAAGCCTGCCGCAGATACAGAACAAGATAGCATACGACCATTTCAGCAGCCCCCAGCAGCTGCCCTTCGCAGCATACACCTTTGACGCCGATACCGACGGCGCCGACGACTACAAAGGCGTCGCCTACATCGACTTTAACCTCGAGCTCTACGCAGATCCCCGCGATCTGCCCCTGGAGCTAGAGATCCTGAAAGCGCTTGACGACGTGGAGATCACGTCCGACAGCGAATACATCGAGGCGGAGAGGATGTACCAGACGACATTCTCATTCCGTTTCCCGTATAAACTCACAACACCAAAGGAGTGATATATCATGAGCATGGCCGGAAAAACCTACGCAGCCAGCAATCAGGATCGCCTGAAAGCGATCCCTCTTGGCTCTGGTAACGTGTATTTCCTCCCCTATGTCGAGGGCTCTCCGATGCCCTCGGACGCTGACTTTGAAAAGCCGGCGAACATGGTCGGCCGTACAAAGAACGGTGCGACCTTTAACCACGCAATGACCTATTACACCGCCAAGAGCGACGACGGCGTCGCTCAGAAGCGCATCATGACAGAGGAGACAGCCTCATTCACCTGGGGCGTCATGACCTGGACACTGGCCACAGTGGCACAGTTCATCCGCACCGCCTCGGCATCCGTGGTCGAGGAAGACGGCGTGAGCAGCTACGTCCTCGAGGGCGGCGGACTCGGAAACCAGCAGGCCAAGAAGTACTGGTTTCACTTCGTCGGTGGTGACACCATCGACGGCAAGTTCACGCTGACTGGCGTGGGCGAGAACATCGACGCACTGGCCGCAGCCTTTGCGGTCAACTCCGAGACCGTTCTCACGCCAAACGTGGAATTTGATCCCTACGACGCAGCGGGGCACCTGTACAAGATGCGTGGAGCATATCAGCCCACCGCAGCCGGCGAGACTCCTCCCCAGCTGACCAACCTGACACTCGGCTCGCTGACTCTCGACCCCGAGTTCGACGGCACCACCACCGTCTACGAGACCGAGACCACTAACGCCACCAACACGATCACAGCTACCGCCGCAGAGGGCGACGACGTAGTGATCACCGTCAACGGCAACAGTCTGACCAACGGCGGAGCCGCTACATGGCAGACCGGCGCTAACATTGTGCTGATTGCAGTCTCCGGAGCTTCCGGCTCAACGATCTACACCATCACAGTCAACAAGTCTTAAAGAAAAGGCGGCTTCGGCCGCCTTTTTCCAAAAAAGGAGGGAGCACCATGCGGATCCTCGCACTGCACATGAAATGCGGAAAAAATATCATGATCGAGGAGCCAACTGTCCGGGAGTATTTTCAGATCTTCCGCCCGGTGGACCTGGGCGAGCAAGTCACTGGCCTGACTGATCTCGTCGCCCGAAGCGCAGGCGAGCCGGCCAAGGTCGCCCTGGAACAGCAGGACATCGTCCGCCTGGCTGAGAAGCTGGGTGCCTGGGCCAGGAAAAAGCGAAAAGAGCCATACTACAAGCCGCCCGCGATCAAGCACGAGAAAACAGAGGCCTACTACATCGCCGACACGCAGGAGCTGAAAATCGTCGCAGATTACACCAACAGCAGCTTCGGAGCGCTGGAAAGCCTCGGGATCCTGCGCTTCTGGCGCTATTATCGGGACGCCGTGATCTGGAATTGCTCCGGCAGCGAGGCAGGCCGGGAGAAGCTGAAAGAAGCCTGGCTCAGCGTACAGACCAAGCCGGACCGGGCAGCAATAAACGAACTGATCAAGGAGTGTGAGGAAAATGGCTAAAAGTAAAATCGCCGGCCTGACAGTCGAAATCGGAGGCAATACGACCAAGCTCGGAAAAGCCCTGAGCGGAGTCGATAGCAAGGCCAGAGCGACGAGCTCAGAGCTCCGGGAAGTCAACAACGCTCTGAAAAAAGCCCCGGAGAGCGTGGAACTCTGGAGCCAGAAGCAGAAGCTCCTCACAGAAGCTATCGAGAACAGCCGGGAGAAGCTGGCCAAGCTGGAAGAAGTCCAGAAGGACATCCAGCGGCAGTACGACAACGGCGACATCGGAGAGGACGCCTACCGGGCATATCAGCGTGAAGTCGAAAAGACCAAGGGCGAGCTCGAGGGCTTTGAAAAGCAGCTCGAAAAAACCAACGAGGACATGAAGGAAGCCGGGAAGCAGGCCGACGAGACCGGAGACGACTTTGTCGAGGCTGGAGAAAAGGCTGAAGCATCAAGTGGAGGATTTACCGTCCTGAAAGGTGCCATGGCCGACCTCGTGGCGGAGGGTATCAAAAAAGCCACCGCAGCGATGAAAGAGTACATGGACAGCGCTCTTGAATACGAAGACTCCATTGCTAAGCTCGACACCATCGCTCAGGGCGTGGAAATCGAACAGCTCAGCGATGACATCCTTGAGCTCTCTAACCGCACAGGCATCGCAGCAACCGATCTGGCTGACGCTGCATACAATGCGATCTCGGCAGGCCAGGACACAGCCGACGCCGTGGGATTTGTGGAAAAGGCCACGGGGCTGGCTCGTGCAGGCTTTGCCGATACCGGCGACACCATCGACATCCTGACGACTATCCTCAACGCCTACGGACTAGAGGCCGACAAAGTCGCTCAGGTATCTGACGTACTGATCCAGACGCAAAATCTCGGTAAAACAACCGTGGCCGAGCTATCGTCTGCCATGGGTAAGGTTATCCCGACCGCAAACGCTGCCGGAGTAGAGCTGGAGCAGCTGGCCGCCGGCTATGCGGTAATGACTGCAAACGGCGTGGCTACGGCAGAGACAACGACCTACCTCAACTCCATGCTCAATGAGCTGAGCAAGAGCGGAACGAAGTCCTCCGACGCGCTGAAAGAGAAGACGGGCAAATCCTTCCAGGAGCTCGTAGCCGACGGCAATACTCTCGCTGACATCCTCGCAATTATCAGCGAGGCTGCCGAAGAGCAGGGGCTCGCCTTTGGAGACCTCTGGGGCAGCGCAGAAGCCGGGAAAGCCGGACTGATCCTCCTCGGTGAAAGTGCGGAAAACTACAACTCCACGCTCGTGCAGATGAAAACAGCAGCAGGGGCGACAGATAAGGCTCTTGCAAAGCTGGAAACGGACAGCTACAAAATTCAAAAAGCCGAAAACCAGGTGAAAAATGAGCTGACCAAGCTCGGCGCAGAAGCGCTGAAACAGCTCATGCCTATCGCCGAGAAATGGGTCCCGAAAATCATCGACCAGCTTCCTGAGATCCTCGACACTGGAAAAAAGATGATACCGGTGGTCGGAGCGCTCGGAGCAGCCGTCGGCGCAATGAAAATCGCCGACCAGGTAGACAAAGCAGTCCCGAAAATCAAAGGGCTGGAAAAGGTCTTTGCAGCCGCCTCGAGCTCCGCAGCCTTCCTGCCGGTGACGATCGCAGCGGTCGCCGGTGCTCTCATCGTCGGCGGAATGTCATACGTCACCGCCACGGAAGAGGCACGTCAGGCGCATCTCGAGGAGGTCTTTGAAAAAGCCACCGAAAAGACCAACGAGCTCACCGGCAAGATCTACGGCAACATTGACGCAATCAAAGCGCAGAAGGACGCCGCCGCCGAAAAAATCGAGGCGGACGAGCAGGAGATCAAGAAGATCCAGGCACTCCGAGAGGAGCTGGACAAGCTCACCGACAAGAACGGCGTGGTCAAAGAGGGCTACGAGGAGCGAGTCCGCTACATAACGGAGGAGCTGGGGCAGGCTACCGGCATCGAGATCGAGTACATCGACGGCCAGATCCAGAAGTATGACGAGCTAAAGCAGTCCCTGGACGACGTGATCGACAAAAAGCGAGCCGAGAGCATGGCCAGCGCCTATGAGTCCATATACCAGGAGGCAATCCGCCAGAACGAAGAGGCCGCCGACAGTCTCCAGGCCTTGAAGGAGGACATCTCAGCTAATCAGTACGAGATTGACAAGCTATACCGTGACGCCAAGCGAGAGGCAGAGGAGAGAAACGTCAGCTACGGCGAGTTCGGCGAGTTTTCATACGCCAACATTATGAAAATGCAGAAGGAAAACATCGACACCTGGTCGACGCTCCTCAACGAAGCCCAGCTCGAAAAGCTCTACGCCTACGAGCAGAATATCCGCTCAGCGCAGAACGCATGGGACGCCCTCCACGATAGTGCGACGCAGAATGAGCTAGACATTGAGGCGTATGAGGAAGCCTTCAAGGCTATGGCCGAAGGCAATTACAAGGAGGCCCAGGACTACTACAACCGCATCGGAAACCTTGATCTCGTGGCGCTGAGAAAAGCCAAGGGAAACATTGACGAACAGAAAAAAGCCTTTATCGACGGTGTAAATGCTGCGGTAAAAAAATACAACAACGAACTTGACCTAGGCCTCAGCGGCTCAAAGGAAAAATTCACAAAGGCAATCGCAACCCTAACCGAACAGGGGCGCCAAGGCGGTCTCACGATTGGTGACCTGCTCTCCACGGGCATCGTGGACCAGCTCAACGCCATCGACGGCTTCGACGACAGCGGCCTCCAAGAGTTCGCCAGGATCGCCGGCTGGAACTTCGGCGACAACTTCGGCACCGAGGCCGGGGAAGCGGCAGCGCAGGCCTTCCTCGCTGCGGAGTCGATCTCCGAGCGAGTCAGTGGCACCATGGCACGGCTCTCCAGCCTGCCGTTTTTCGCATCCGGCGGCTTCCTGGCCTCGGGCCAGGGCATAGTGGCGGAAGCGGGCCCGGAGCTCCTGGAAGTCATGAACGGCGGCGTCCGGATCACTCCGCTGACCAGAGACGCCCGGAACACACCGGTGCAGACCACCGGTGGCGGAGCAGGCAGCTCTACAAAGATCTACAACAACTACATCTCAGCCACGATAAAAGGCAGCTACGACGTCTACAAGCTGGCCGAGGATATGTCCACGGCCGAGCGCATCATGGACAATGCGAAAGGAGTGTGAGCATGGGCTACATCATTTACAACGGCTACAACAGCAGCGACGACCTGATCATCACCAGGCCGCTGATCCGGCCGACCTGGGGCGCAGAGATCAACGAGATCTCACGTCCCGGAGCTCCACGCAAGCTGATGCAGGTCAGCAAGAGCTACGCCAGCGAGCAGATGACGATCGAGGCGGCGCTCTTTGATGCGACACCGGAGCGGGTGCGCAAGGTATATCAGGCACTGAGCGGCCACGGCCAGCTGGTGCTCAGCTCGGCGCCGGACGAGATCCTGACGGCATACATCAGGCCGCTGATCCCGGAGGCCGTGGCGCTACAGACGGCGGTCTACGCTGCAAGCGTGACCCTCATGCCCTTTGCGTATGCCGCCGAGCCCACGGTGGCAACGGTCGGCACATCATACACGACTGTCACCAACTCCGGGACAGTCTACTCAGCTCCGGAGATTCGCATGACTCCGTCGGCAGCCGGCGAGATAGTCATTGACACCAACGGCTCAGCATTTACGCTGACGATCCCGGCGGAGCTGGCCAGCAAGGAGCTGATCATCGACAGCGACGCCGAGGTGGCCTACTACACGGACGGCGAGGACAAGGTCTCGGTCAATCACCGCACGAAAGGCAGCTATCCGCTGCTGCATCTAGGCGACAACTACATCAAGTACAGCGGCAGCGTGACCGGTGACGTCACGATCAACGTGAGAGAGAGGTGGCTATAATGACAGGTACAGGCACACAGGCGGATCCATACATCGTCGATACTTGGCCGGACTTTGTGGCTGCGGTCGGCACATCGGGCGCTTATGTCGAGGTCGTCCCGGGGGCTGTATGGGACGCAAATGATATCGCCCCGGAAGGGATGCCCACGGTCAATGTCAATGCTGTACATATCGACGGAAAGGGACTTGAAATAAAAAATGCAAGAATAGACCAAATTTGTTTTGATTGCTTATCAACAACGGCAAGCGGAGTAACGATTGAAAACATATCAGTCACCAATTTTCTAGCATCTTCCCCTGTAATATACAAGAGAGGGACTTACTCTCTATACTTCAAAAATTTAATATTGAGTGGGAAACAAACATCGGGAAATACTATCTACCATTATGCCGGAAACTCTGTTTACTTTAACGCAAACGCAGACAGTGGCTGCGGCTTCTTTATTGATTATAATAACGAGAATGATATGTACTTGATGAATAATGCGGACAACGTCAGTTTTAGAGATTGTATATTCAATCTTAATGGAAAAGTATTTCTTGGAACTTCCTCAAATTCTTTTCGCGCTGAAAATTGTTATATTTTTGGGAAAATAAAAGAATGTTATTTTAACGGCAATTCCTCAAAAAACATATTAAACGCATATGCAGATGTAATAGCTAATGGAAACGCTAATGTTGCGATAATCAATGCTGATAAATGTAATAATGTCACAACAGGAACAGCAGTTACTGACGAGCAAATGAGGGACGCAGCTTACCTCAATAGCATCGGCTTTCCGATAGGGGTGAACCAGAATGATTCAGAGCATCACGATTACTGACTTAGTAAATGGTAATATCAACTCTAGTGGTGAACTTATCAATCAGAGTAATAGACTGCGTTCAGAATTTATTATGCCAGTAGGCAGTGAATTTCGTAGCGCAACAGTCAGCTGGGAAGCTGCGAGTGGGTACAGTCTGCAAGCCGCTGTCACCTGTGTGGGAACATCTGGAGCTGTATCGAAAGACTACTACTGGCTGACATCAGGCAGCACAGTTGATATGACTGGAGAAGATGTAATAAAGTTTATCCTAGTTTTTCGCAGAACGGATAACCGGGACTTGACGCCGGAAGCTGTAGTATCTGCTACAATATTAATCGACTGCAAAGATTATTCATGGTACATCGGCGAGGACGGTTATCCGGCAAATATCCTATTTCCTAAGTTACCAGTCAGCGCCATGACGAAACCATATCCCAAGGCGCTCTGGAGGATAGACCCTCAGATCAACGGCGGCTACCCCTTCCATGAGCTTCTCCCCGGTATGGTGGGGATTAGCATAGACCTCTGGGCGCTGGAGCGTGAGAACGTGATCCGCAGCTACGACATCAGCACACCGCAGACCGGCTTCGACGGCAACGGCCTGGCGCTGCTGAATCCGGTGAGCTGCATAGAGCACCACGGGGAGGACAGGTGGGACGTGGAGCTGACACATCCCCTGGACGAGTGGGACAAGTGGAAAACTCTCCTCGTAGAAAACTGCCTGAAAGTAGACGGTCAGATCTTCCGAATTGACATCCAGCGCCCGGAACTGTCAGAGTCCGGCGAGCTGATATACGTCCACGCCCGGCACATCTCCGGCGACATTGTCGGAAACCTCATCGCTGAGGGGCACGGCCAGTGGACCGGCGGAACGCCCACGGAGTACCTGGAGTATATCAAGGCGGCCAGCGGCCAGTACAACGACGAGACGGGCGAGGGCTACTATCCGCAGTACATCTTTGATAGCTACACGGACTACACCGAGCCCATCGGCGAAATCGACCTGACCAACACGTCCTATTGGGCGGCAGTGGTCGGCATCGACAACTGCCTCATCAACGTCACCGGCGGCGAGCTCTTCCGGGACAATTTCTATTTTTCCGTCTGCCGCCGTATGCAGTACGCCAAGGACGATGCCTTTTATCTGCGCTATACCCTGGACATGACCGAGATCCAGTACGAGGTAGACTACACCGAGCTCGTCACCTGGCTGAGAGTGGAGGACAATTTCGGCTGCTATTCGATCTCGTCCTATACGCCGTCCAGCAGGTGGGCGGTACATCATGCCCGCCGGAAGTGCATCATGATGACCTACGCCGACGACCTGGGCTGGGAGGGCAACATGGAGAGGCTCAACCGAGACAAGGAGGCGCTCTGGGCGCAGGTGTCAGTCCCCAAGGTGACTGTCACCGTGCGGATCGCAGCGCTCTCCAATGATCCTAAGTATAAGGACTTCAAGGGCCTGCAAGACTACCGCTACGGCGACCGGGGAACGATATACTGCCCGGAGCTGGACCTTGAGACTGAGTTACAAATCACATCCGTGGACTATGACCGAGTGACCGGCGAGATCCTCAGCATGACGCTGGGCTCGACCAAATCCTCGCTCATACGTCCGGCCTTTATGGGCTCGACTATTAGCAGCGGCCGGACTCAGGAGGACAAGCAAGCACAAGCAACCGCAGCAGCTCTCCGGGATATGCGGCTCAGGACGATCCGCAGCTGGTACGACGCCAGCGCCTACACCTGGGGCGAGCTGCATCAGTACACATGGGAGGAGGTCGCCAAGTATGGCAACAACAACACCTAACTATGGGCTCACCAAGCCCGCCGGAACGGATCCGGTGGATATATCCGTACTTAATGGGAACGCCGACATCATCGACACCGCCCTGCATGGTCTCGCCACCAGCAAGCAGGACGCAGAGGAGGGCATGGGACTCTCGCAGGAGAGCTACACCACTGCGGAGAAGGAGGCGCTATCGCTGATCAATGCAGCGTTTCCGATGATGCTGCGGAGAGGCGCTGCAACGATGAACTCTGACTCTGGGTTTGGTTTCGACGACATCCACGAAACAATATACTACAGATACACGGCCTCAGCGATAGGCAATCCCGTTTCAGGCGCCTACGGGATCATCCTCTCGTTTGCGTTCACTTCGTACATTGTGCAGATTTTGTTTTCCAACGTGTCGAGCACCTCATGCGAGCTGCGCTATCGCTTTTCCGCTGATACCGGTACGACCTGGAGACCGTGGCATCTTGTGACCGCCACGGCACAATCATAGGAGGAGACGGCTATGCAGTATATCATCATGATCACTATAGTGCTGGGGCTAGCTCTGGCCGACATCGTCACCGGCTGGATCAAGGCCCACGTCAATGACGACTACAGCTCCAAAGTCATGCGCAAAGGCGGACTTAACAAGGTCGGAGAGATCGTCATAATGACAGTATTCTGCGGACTTGAGATTGGGATCCGCTACCTTGGGCAATACTACGACTCGGAGATCCTTGCAAAAGTGACCGGCGGAATTGCAGTTGTCGGGGCGTTCTTTTACATTTCCGTCATGGAGATGATCTCGATCCTCGAAAATTACGCTGAGTCAAATCCAGAGGCAGCAGTGTGGATCCGTCCGCTGCTGAAAAAGCTGAGGAGCTACACCGACGATGACGAGGAGGGAAAGAAATGAGCAGAAAGCCAAGCAAGCCCGAAACCAGAATTGAGGACTACCTCGACGTGATGACGGGAGGGAATGCAGCTCTTCCGCAGCCCATACTCCGCATAGAGTTTTATTACGCCTTTCTGGCCGGAATGGCCGTGGAGCTGCCCCAGCCGATCCTTGACGATGAAAAGCTCCTCGCCAAGATCTGCGGAATGGAAGTCGAAGCCCCGACCTATATCCCGGGGATTTCCCCGAGGCTATATGCGTACATGGCGAAAAAAGGTGGCCAGGACGTGCAAGTCCCCGACCCGATCCTGCGGCTCGAGTGCTACTGGTACGACTATAGCGCAGGCTCACCGCCCTCCGTGCAGGAGTACACCGGCGCAGTCCCGGTGACATTTGTCACAGACGGCACGCCTTTGATTGACCTCCTTATCAGCGGAAATGAGGAGCACAGCGGCACACCGACTCCCGACAGCCCGATTATGCCGGAAGGTACAGGAGATGTAGAGACAGGCGGAGCTAAAGCAGGACAGTATAAAATCCCAATTTCATCAGCCAACACCACAACCCCGATTTACTTAGGAGAGGTGGAGACAACGAGAAGGGTTAAGAAGTTGGTGCTTGATGGTACTGAGAAATGGCAGCTAAACAATAGAATTGCATCTGTTGGTGGAAAATATTTCAACCTTTCAATTATCACACAAGAACGAACTGAGTTCGGCAAGATGTTGTGTTCTCATTACCCCGTAGCCAACCCTTATGACCGCTTAACCGCTTGCTGTGTAATAGCAAACTACTCACGAGGGATAGATATCCGAGTAAACAATCCAAGCACGGTTGAAAGCATCACTGATTTCAAATCCTACTTACAACAGCAATACGCCAGCGGCACGCCTGTAACAATCTGGTACGTCCTCGCAGAGCCGGAAACAGGCATAGTCAACGAGCCGCTTATGAAGATTGGCGACTATGCCGACACGCTCAGCATGGAGCAGGCAGGAGTACAGATACCCACAGCAAACGGCAGCACAACTCTGGACGTGGAGACAACCGTCAAGCCGTCTGAGGTATACATCAAATATCGTGGCGAGGCAGTCGCTACACTATCAGCGCTTCCGGCTGAGGTCAGCAGCCCGGAGGCGGCAACAGAAGAGGAAAATCCAGAAGAAACGGAGGAAACAGAAAATGAGCGTTAAATCCTACCCATACTCAGCCCGTGACAGGCTGACGAAGAATTTCATCGTCACGGAATTCCGGTGCAAGTGTGGCCGAGGCCATGCGACGCTGCTGGACCCGGCTCTCCCCGCCAAAACTCAGCAGCTCATGCCTGCGATCGGAGCGGTCAAGGGCATCGTGACGAGCGGCTACCGCTGCCCCTATTGGGATAAGGCCGTCAAGGGCACTGGCTACGGTATGCACACCAAAGGCCTGGCGGCGGATTGGAAATTCTACCGCCCGGACGGCAGCATCATCCGCCCGGAGATCGTAGCCTGCAAGGCACAGGACCTGGGCTTTTCCGGCATAGGTAAGATCGACAGTCAGGCGATCCACCTTGACATCGGTCCGAGGCACTGGTGGGGAGATGAGACCGTCTCCGGCGGCACATCAGGCAGCGTCACAACCGACTACTACAGCTACTACGGCATCAAGCGCAGCGGCCACATTGCCGAGCTCCAGCAGATCCTCAACGGCCTCGGGCATAGCCTGGCGGTCGATGATCTCCTCGGCCCTAAGACCCTCGCAGCCGTCAAGCTCCACACCGTAGACAAGGGCGACAAGGGTGAGCTGGTGCGCTGGGTACAGCAGCGGCTCACGAGCCTCGGCTACCGCTGCGGCAGTATCGACGGCATAGCAGGCAGATTGACCATGGCTGCAATTAACGCATGGCAGCGAGCCAACCGACTCGGCGAGGGCTACCTCGGCGGCAGTGACTGGCCCGTGCTGTTGTCATAACAAAAGACCTCCGAGATCATTTCTCGGAGGTCTTTTTTCTTTTCGGTGCATTTCGACGACCGAGCCGCTGGAGCCGGCGCCTTTCGTTTCTGGAGGGGTTGATCTGATCCTTGTTTTCCCGGTAGTATTCGAGCGACTGCTTCAAATCGAGCTGCCGGTGCATCTCTTTCTGGCAATCGGGACAGTATTTCTGAGTTCCGCTCTCGACAGTGTACTCTTTTCCGCAATTCTCGCAGAGGTCAAGCTGACCGATGTGCCTTGCGAACTCTCCCCGGTTGTATCTCTGCTTCTGGATCCGAGCCCGCTCCCTGCGGCAGTCCGGGCAGTACCAAGCTCTTGGCCCGCCCGAGAACTGAGCGCCGCAGGTGCGGCAGATCCTATTGTCGTATATTGCCATGGATCACTCAGCGCAAATCTCAACAGCCTCAAAGTCGAAGCAGTAGTTGCCGTCATCGTCAAGGTAGAAGCCCTCGACTCCGTTGTCGTAGCCGTTCTTGCAGTCGTCCTGGTCTGTGATGTCGTAGCCTAATGCCCACATTGCTTCCTCCAGTGTCATGGAGCGGTTTGTTGTTACTGTGCCGATTGTTGTACCGTTTACCTTGATAGTCATCATAATATCCTCCTTGCCTTTCGGCGGTCGTTGTGTTTTCGGGATCTCTTCCCTTTCTCTGATTATATTATACCATAGAGTTGACGCCAAGTCAAGGGATTTTTGAAAAAAGTTGACGTCAATTCGATATTTTGTATAAATGAACAAAATCTGCACGGATAATTGTGCAAAACAACAAAAAGCCCCGGAGGGCTTCCGGGGCTAGATGTGATCATAAACTCTGAGCGATAAGATCCTCGACTACGGCGCTGATCGTCCAGCCTCGGATCGCGGCCTCACGCTTTAAGCGAGCAACCGCAGCAGCTGAGAGATGCAGCGAGAGGCGAGCATTATCGTCCTCGCCCGGCTCGCCGAAGATGGCGACGTACTCGTCGCCGGTGAGATGCTCCTCGGCCCACTTCTTGGCCTCCTCGTAAGTCAGCGGCTTGATCAAGCTGCCGTGGTATGTTGTGAGCTCTCCCCCCACACAGTGGAGGAAGTGCTCGCCAGTTCTTTTCTGATATAGTCCCTCGTACAAGTACGAGAAGTCGTTTGTGAATTTACCGTTGTCGAAATCTCCTAAGAATTTCGCAGTGTCGGTGTCATAGAGTTTCCCGTTTATAACCTTTTTCATATCCTACTCCTTGTCTCCCCGTATTGCCGATAGGTCAGCGTTATTATTGATTACTCTGCGTAAGTTTTTGCAAATGAGTCGAGTGCGTAGTCGATGTCAGCCTGGATGTTGCCCTGTCTGTCGGAGATGATCACATTACCGTTTTCGATATATCCAAGAGTGCGGCGCTTGTAGTCGTTGATATATATTCTTTTCTTCTCGCCTTTCTCCCAATACTTGAATGTCAGGTAGTGGCTATCATCAAATGCGTTTTCGATCTTAGCTATTTTTGCAACTCCTGTAAAATTAACGTTCATCATAATTTCCTCCTTGCCCTGTCGGGCGGTCGTTTCTTTCGGGCTCTCTGTCCCTTTCCTTGATTATATTATACCATAGAGTTGACGCCAAGTCAAGCGATTTTTGAAAAAAGTTGACGTCAATTCGATATTTTGTATACATGAACAAAAAATGCCCGGATAATTGTGCATTATTACACATTGCACAACATGAGCATTATATGAGCGTTTCCCCGGCATCAAATGAGCGTAAAATGTGCGTAAGCTGTTGAAAACTGGCTGAAAATCGGGGCAAACATATTATTATAATCTTAAATCAAGAATAAGCTATATCGACGAATGCACAAAAAACCGCCTCACACTGCGGCTGGTGAGGCGGTATCTTTTTTTCATTGTGCGTAAAAATGTGCGTAAAACTGTGCGTAAAATGGCTATCTGCGGAGCTTGCGCATCTCCTCGATCAGGCCCTCCAAGTCGTGGTGGATGTAGACGTCGGCGGTCGTTGTATAAGAGGCGTGGCCGATGATCCGCTGGAGGCTCTCCGGCTTGACACCGGCGGAGCTGGACAAGCTCGCAAAGGTGTGACGGGTCGAGTGTGGCGTCAGTCCGTCCGGCTGGATGCCTGCCGTGGCCAAGGCCACCGGGAAGACGTCCGACCGAAAGCGCCCCGGCGACATCGGGAACAGCCGCCCCTCCCCTGCTCTCTCGCACCAGGAGCGCAGGAACTCACCGAGCTCCGGAATCATCGGAGGCAGTGGGACGACTCGATTTTTTCCGGCGGCAGTCTTCTCGCCGCCTACCAGGTAGCCCTCCGACAGATGCACGTCCGCAGCAGTCAGCTTCAGCAGCTCCCCGATGCGGAGGCCGGTATAGATCATAAATAGCACGATCCGGCAGGGATCCGACACGGCGGAGCTGGCCCAGAGTGCTGCGATCTCCGAGGCCGAGAAGATCCGCTTCTCTTTTTTCTCAAACTTCGGGACGACGACAAACTCCGCATAGTTCTTGGCCGTGATGTCGTTCTCGCAGGCGACACGGCACATCATCACAGACATGGCCTTCAAGGTATCTGCTGCGCTCTTGGACGTGGCCGAGCTGACGACCTCCTGGAAATGAGCCGTCCGGAGCTCCCGCATGGGAGCCCCTGCGATCCCGGCGAAGCGCTTCCACATCGAGGAGTAGAGCTTCTCGGCCGCTTCTGACACCGTGGGAAAGTGCTTCTCGGTCCACAGCCGATAGACGTCGGCCAGGGTCGCAGAGTACAGCTCCGGCCTGCCGTGCTTGATGTATTCCTCCAGAGCGGCAGCGGCCTCCTTCCGGGTAGCATAACACCCCAGGTACTGCCGGCCGCCTCCGTACTTACTGGAGGGCGCATGGGCGACCCAGGGCTTTTTGTATCGTGTATCTTTGCAGATGGTCCCGGAGCCGTGCTCCCTCTTGTGGTACTTGGCTCGGCCTGCGGTCTGCTTTTTTCCGCAGGTGGGACAGTAGAGAGCGCCCTTCGGCAGCTCTGCTCGGCACTTGATGCAAGTCATAAGCTCACCCCTTTCGGTCAGTCTTTCTCCTCAAAAATTCCGATCCTTATAGAGTGCGATCCGTTCTCGTTTTCCTCGTCCTCGAGGATCACGAAAAAGTGCTCGCCGCTTGTGTAGTCCTCATACTTGGCCGGCAGCTTGACAACTCCGTCGAGCAGGTACGCATTTTTCTCGGCGTCGTACTCAGCCTCGACGACCTCGCCGACGTCGGCGGAAAAATACTCGTCGTATGACCGCTCGGAGACCGTCGCCCTAAACGTGGCCACAGCGTCGTCCTCAGAGTACGGCTTGTAAAACGCCAGGGCAATGAGCACACGCTTGGCGACGTAGTCCACAGCGGAGACCCTTGCATGGACGTCCCAGCCCCTTTTCAGATAGTCGTTGACCATGGTCTGGAGCTTGCCCTTGTGGAGATAGCCCAGGACCTCCTTTTTGATTGTCACGACCATGACTGCGTTTTTGTCGTGTGCGTTCCGAGGGTCCGGCACCAGCTCGCAGATGACGTTGACCTTGCAGAGAGGGCTCGGCACAGTCGTGCAGTAGATCTCAACGTCGTCATAGTAGTACGCCAGGGAGCCGTGGTCTGTAGTCTGATCCGGCTTGTAGAGCTGCTCGCTCGGTATCAGAGGGGCCCCAGGCTCGGCCGGAGCAGGAGCAGCGCCGGAGTTCTGAGCTCTGGCCGCCTCGATGCGAGCGTTTCTGGCCTCGACTTCCTGACGGTGACGCTCAGCTTCTCGCCTTTGCGCTGCCTCTTCCCGGAGGCGCTGCTGCCGTACTTCCTCAGCTTTTCTCTGAGCCTCGATGTCGGCCTTAGCCTTCTCAATGTCTTTGTCCTTCCCATCCGGCGCCTGGAAAGCGTCCGGATGCTTACCGGCGTACTTGATAGCGCAGTAAATCGCTATCACGGCCACTGCAATAATGATATACGTCATATTATCGCCCTCCTCAAACGGTCTTAATGATTTTACGCACAACGCCCATGATCCGGACGTCGTCGATGCGAGCGCCGGAAAAAGTCATAGGCGGGTAGCTCGGATTGATGCTCTCGAGAGAGAGCCGGTCGCCGCTGCGGAAGGCTCTCTTCACAAAGCCGTCCTCAGTGCCGAGTACAACTGCGACCACGATGTCGCCGTTGTCAAAATAGTCCTGCTGGTGGACGACGACAAGGTCGCCCTCCTCGATCTTAGGGTACATGGAGTCGCCTCGGACAGTGATCGCCAGGGTCTCCCGAGCCTCTCTCTCGCTGGAGAGGTATACGGGCTCGTAGCCGGTGACGTGGTCGTCAGCGTAGGCGCCAAAGCCAGCGGACACCGTCTCATATATCGGTATCATGTATATGTTGCTCTGGTCGAGCGCCTGGCCGTTCGGCTGCGGTGGAGCTGGCTCCTCTTCCCAGCCCATGAGATAAGACGGAGTGACGCCTAGAGCCTTAGCAAGTGCGACGATCATCGTCTGGGGCGCATCTCGTTCGCCTGACTCGATTTTCGCTATCGCCGAGCGGGTCTTATATCCGACTGCCTTTGCAAGCTCGTCCTGCGTCATACCCTTTTCAGTTCTGATTTTGTTAATTCTATCGCCAAAGTTCATTTGATCACCTCCTATTTATATTATAATCATTATAGCACCTAGTTTCCGAAATGTCAACAAAAATTAACGTTGCAGGGTGGCGCAATGTCAACAAAAATTCAAAGCAAGATTTGTTCAAAAGAGAGAAAAGAAAAAACATAGTAAACTGATGTTGACAAACCGCCAACAAAGTGCTATACTGTAGATGTTGGCAGATAGGAAACACGGAGGTGATAAAAATGACTGACACAGAGCTGCTGCTCTCTTGTATCAAGAGCAGCACAAGCACCATGGGCGAGCTGGCGAAGAAGCTGAAACTCAGCAGGCAGGGATTTTGGAAGAAGCTACATAACAAGTCCGAGTTCAAGCAGTCGGAAATAGCCGCGATCTCTAAGGAGCTCAACCTGGACGCCGACACGGAAAGACGTATTTTTTTTACGCTGAATGTTGACTGATAGCCAACAAGGAAGGAGGCCACCATGGCCAGAATGATGGTAGTAATCGGCATCAAGGACGCCGCAAAGATCCTCCGGGAGAGTGGCTTCCAGGTCTCGGAGGCGACCTTGAGGGCCGGCCTCGACCAGAAGGTCTACCCGTTCGGGGACTCGGTCGTCGTGACGAGTCGCCCGGTATATCACATCTATGAACCGCTTCTCCGGCGCTGGATCGACGAGAGAAGCCGCGAGTGCAGTTGACTGCACAGAAAGGAAGAAGAGCTATGAAAATCGACCAGAACGCAGCCTCCGAAATCGTGAGAAACGTCCTCGGAGCCGCAAACCAGAGAGCACAGATCCAAATCGAAGCCGACCTGCACGCCGTCCCCGTCAAGGATGTCAAGGCAATACTGCGAGACGCCGGCGTCGACCTCCGCAGCCTGAAAGGCGAACGGAAGCACGTCGTCCGCCACGGAGTCGAAGTCAAGTCACCGAAGAAGCACTACAAGAAGCCGGAGATCCTGCCCGGCCCTCCCGAGGAGCCGGAAGCGCTGGAGGAGCTGGTGGAGCAGGCGAAGAAGGTCTGCGAGGATGTAGGCGTCCGTGCATATCTCACCGAGAGCGCACAGAAGGCAGCAGACAACAGGGAAAACGCTGCCGAAAAGCAGCGTGTCGAGAGCGTGTCGCTGACCGAGAAGGCCGACGGAAGCATCGGAATGGCCATGAAGCTGGTGGCTCCTATGGAGAAGCGACACTCCGGTGACAAGGCACAGGCGACACTCGAAAGTCTCACAGTTTTGAAAGCCGACGGCAGAGACTTTGAGAGCGAGTTCCGGCAGCATATGGACGATGCTATCATCACGGACAACCCCTGCAAGCTGGAGCCCCTCCCGGCCGGTACCGACCTGAAAGACGTCGCTTCCGGTGGCCTATACCGAGTGGAGAACATCGCCGCCGGCGAGCTCCTCGGCCAGCCCTGCACCAATCCCTCCATGATGCTGCTCTACGGAGAGGCGCCCCAGAAGATCGCCAGCCTCGAGGAAATTTTCGACGGCCTGAGAGCCAAGGTGGAAAAGCTGAGAGACCAGCGCCGTGAGCTGGCGGAGCAGCTCCGGAAGACCGACGACCTGCTCGCATATATCTCCATGCGCTGCGACATCATCACCGAGACCGCCGAAGGCATCGAGAAAAAAGAGCCGGCGGACTGCCTGACCCACATCGGCGAGACATGAGCATCAAGTACAAGATCCGGGACGTGGCCTACGAGCTAGACGGAGAGCGTGGCTCGGCGAAAGTCTATCACGACGGGCATATATACTGCTTCGGCAACGCCCTCGAGGGCTGGAACTACTTCACGAGCCTGGCTCTCTGGCCGATGGCCGAGAGCATCCGGGACGAGCTGGAGCGCAACGGCTACAACCGCCACACCGGCGTCAAGGAGGGAAAACCATGAGCAGACTGCAAGAAGTCGAGAAGCTGCTCGACTCTAACCTAGAGTGCGTCACCGCATACAGCAAGCGATGTGCTGAGTTGCTAGGCAGTATCAGGACGCTGGAAAAAGAGCGTGAGAAGCTCATGAGGAGAAAAAGAAAGAATGAGATTGTCCACTGCAAGGACTGCGCCAAGCTTAACCGCTACGACTGCCCGCTGTGCTATATTGAGCGCCAGACGCTAACCTTTGCGGAAGTGGCGCCGGATTTTTACTGCGCAGCGGGCACGCTGAAAGATTAAGAAGGAGATCAAGAGAAAATGGAGACAATGCACACTATAATCGGCAGACTTATAGCCGTCTACGCAATGGCCTTGATGATAGCAACCCCGGCTGAGGGCATCCTGGAGGAGATCCGGGAGTACCGCAATTATAAGGCCGCCCGCAAAGAGTTGGAATTTGACGAGAGAGTCTGGACAAGCATCGCCAAGAGCTGCGACACTATCAAGGACGCAGAGGACAGGGGCTACGCTATAGCCCGTCTGATAATAACACACCACGAGCTCGAGGAGCTCGATAAAAGCCGCCAGTGCAGTTGACTGCACAGAAAGGAGCACATCATGGGAATACTAACTGAGCTATTAAAGCCGGAGGAAAACGTCTACTTCGGCGAAAAAATCACCGGCACGATCCAGCAAGTCGTCGCCGGGCCAACCGCAGAAGCTCTCAGGGAGTTCTGCCGCCAGGAGCCGGAATTCAAGCAGGCTATGAAGCAGAGCGACAAGACCTTCCAGGCCTGCCTGGACGGCATCGCACAGCTATGCGACGACAAGGACGGTGTCAGCGACCTGGACGTCTTCCGGGCAGCGGTCAAGTTCTATTTCCCCACCGCCGACATTCGCTTCCGCATGGAGATTGACCTCTGCGCTGAGACCGGCGCATCAGCCAAGCCGCAGAAAGAGACCCTCAGCGTCTCCCTGGACGAGCTGCTGGACTTCTGAGGGGAGCGGATCACATGGTAGAGATAGACGAGACCCCGTATATGGAGGAGATAGCCGACCGTATGGCACACTATCTCTTCTACCGCAAGCACTCCCGGGCTGACCGCCCGGAAGTATTTTACAGCCCGGACGATAGGCCAGAGGGTCCTCTGACCAAGGCGACAGAGTGCTACTGCACCGCCTGCCACGAGCGCTTCACGGACTATAGCTACATATACGCCTACAAGCACAACACAGGCACCAACTGTCCCCGGTGTGGAGCCTATGTGATAATGAAGCAGATGGACAGAGGCCGCAAAGGTATCAGGGACATTGACACCTTTGCCATTTTCGAGGGCGAGGGCAACTACCTGGCAATCAGAGCCTGCAAGGCGGAGCTGACCTTCCCGGACCCCGAAAGCCTAGAGCCGAGCATCGACCTCTATACCGTCACCGCCTACGAGCTGAGACCCGGAAAGGCCGTCCAGTATGTCCATACCTGGCCAGAGGGCTGGCACCCAAAAAAGGGCAAGCCCTCAGAGCCATCTTTCCCGCTTGGCTACTATGGCACCCGCAGCGGCTACAAGCTGATCAATCAGTCATCCATCGGCAACACCTTCCTGCGCTACGCCTTCGGTGACCTGTACGAGGAGGAGTGGCCGGCGGAACTGATCCTCTGGCTCAGTCGTATCGCAGAGCGGCCACAACTGGAATACATGATGCACGGCGGCCTACAGCGCCTAGCCTGTGACTACGTCTACCAGCATCTCACAGTCCGCCTGAACTGGAGGAGCAACGACCTCAAAAAGATCCTCCGGCTCACCAAGCCGGAGCTCGCCTACATCAAGGAGGAGGACGGCTTGCGCTACAGCGACTACATCCGCTTCCGGCGAGACATCTTCCGGGGCAGATCCCCGGCGGAAACGGTAGCATACTACAGGGACTTCGGACGCTGCGACCAGCTGCTGGAAGAGGCAGCTGACCTCTCCGGGCTTCCCGCCCGGCAGATCATGAACTACGCCCGGCGGAAAATGAACAACCAGGGAGGCTACTTTTTCATGGTCGCCTACCGGGACTATCTCCGGGAGTGCAGTGCCCTGGGCTACGATATGACAAGCACGGCCGTCACGATGCCCAAGGACCTCTTCGCCGCCCACGACAAGACCATGCAGCTCATGCGTGAGAAGCAAGACCTGGAGCTGGCCGCTAAGATGGCCGAGCGCTGCAAGGAATTGGAGGAGCTGCTCTTCCAGCTGCCGGAGCTCGGTCTGATGATCAAGCTCCCGGAGACTGTGCAGGACATCATCGACGAGGGCGCTGCTCTCAATCACTGCGTCGCCAGCTATGCCGACCGACACGTCGCCGGAGCGCTTGCGATCGTATTCCTGCGCCGGATCTCCGACCCGGACACACCATACTACACCATGGAGATCAGCAACAGCTATGAGATTGAGCAGTGCAGAGGCCGCCACAACAACACCGCAGGCAACCCCAAGCCGCCCACGGTGCGGCGCTTCGAGGAGATCTACGCCCGCCAGCTCGACAAATTGTGGAATAAGCGCTGGCGGAAAGCCAAGAGACTGCAAAGGCCTCCTCGCCCGGCGCCGCCAAAACACTACTACCGCAGGAAAAAAGCCAGGGCTGCGGTCCCGGCTGCATAAGGAGGATATGAATGGCACTGAAAATCATGCTAGTGATACTATGCTTTATGGTCATTATCCTCTCGATAATTGGCATCGAGAGAGAAAAAGCCTACAAAAAGCTCGCAAACGAGTGGGCCAAGGACAAGACGGAGAACTTTGCCAAGACAGAGGAGATCCGCCAGCTAAATGGGAAATGTGACTATCTGGAGGCGAAATGCGCCGAGCTGAAAACCCTCGTCGAACGTATGCAAAGGCCCCAAGCCCTCGAAAACCTAGAGCACAGAGAGGCCGAGAAGTTTGGATTTGAATTCTCGACGATCAAACACGTTAACCCGGAAATTTTCCGGCTGAATGTTGCAATGCAAGTTGAAGACCTACTCAGTCAGCGGAAAGACCTGATAAAAATCCTAGAAACTGAAAGGCAGGACAGTGGCCGACACTACTACAAGGCCGAAATAACCATGATACCGTACAAGGAGGGAACACCATGATCAAGGACATATCAACAATACAGCCCGGAGAGGCTGACACCGAGAGGCTGCTTGACCCGCCGGAACTGCCACAGTCAGAGGGCATCGAGGCAACCATGGCGCCGGAAGCCAGAGCCCAGCTGCTGACGGAGCGCATCCGTGAGAACGGCTCCACCGCAGCGAGGGCGGTCTGGGCTATCGGCAGAGATTTGAGGACGATGAAGGCCGAGAAGCTCTACCAGGAACTGGGCTACGATACCTTTGAGGACTACGCCGAGCAGGAATTCCAGCTCAAAAGGCGTCAGGCCTACACCTATATCAGCGTTTATGAAAAAATCGGCCAGAATGAGCCCGTGCAGTCAACTGCACAGCTCGGGATCACCAAGCTGTCACTGCTCACCACAGTGGACGCCGAGGACAGAGCTGAGATCCTGGCCGAGCACGATGTCGCCGGAATGACCACCAAGGAGCTGGAGAAGCTCCTGGAAGATTACAAGATCCAGGGCGAGCAGCTCTCCCTCCTGGAAGGAAAGGTCGAGGAGCTGGAGTCCGTCCGCATGGACACCAACGCCCTCATTGACCGGGCGGAAAAACTGGAAGCCGAGCGTGACGAGTGGATTGCTGAGGCCAAGGCAGCCAAGGAAGCGGTCAAGGAGTTGGAAGCCTCCAAGGGAAAACCCGAGATTGTCGAAAAGATCGTGGAGAAGGAAGTCGTCAAGGAAGTCTCCGACACTCAGGAGCTCAACCTCGCCCGGCAGCTCCAGAAGGAGGCCGAGGCCAAGGCGGAGAAAGCTGAGGAAAGAGCCGAGGGAGCTGAAAAGAAACTAGACAAGAAGCACAAGGACCTCCTGGCCGCCGAGAAGAGAGCCAAGGAAGCCCAGACCGAGATCCAGGAGCTGAAAGAAAAACTCGCAGCGGAAGTCGAGAAGCACCGGGAGGAGCTGGAGAAAGTCAGAGCCGAGGCTCAGAAGCCAGCGGACAGTGGAGACAAGCAGAGCTTCAAGCACGCCTACGCCGCCAGCTACAAGGAGCTCACTGGCCTCCTGGAGATAATCAGCAGCACCGACGACAAGCAGGAGCGTCAGATCTTCAAGGCCAAGGCGGAGCAGCTGCTCGCCCTGGTCGGCGAGAAGCTCCACAGCATGGAGGAGGCCGAAAACGATGGGAACAGAAATATATAGAGTCGAAGTCGTTGCCACTGTATATATAGAGGCACAGAGCCTTGAAGATGCAGAGAATATCCTGCTAGCCAACCCGGAGCTCATACTGACCGATGAAGACATCGAAGTCGAGGCGTTTGGGAGGAATAGCGATGAATGACGCATACAAAGGCCGCAGAAAACGCCAGCAGAATTTTCCGATAATTCCCGGCCAGAGCTACGACCTCTGCCGGGACATCCACGAGGCCGACAAGGCCGGGAAGACGTACGGGGTCTACATGGGCTGGAAGGCCGACAAGGAAGATCGGGAATACTTTGAAAAATTCGGCAAACATCGCCGAAGCCACCGATGAAACGTGAGACCGTATGCAGCCAGGTGCTGCACTGCCTCTCCTGCCCGCTGTCGCCACTGCGCACCGGTAAGGACTGCCGGGAGCTGACGGCGGAGGAGCTGGCGAGATCAGAAAGGAGCAGAGCCATGAGGGACGAGCTGAGAGAGATGATCCGGAACTATGAGAGCCGCCGGAAGCGGCCGGCCCGGATAACCAAGCCCAAGGTCCTGGCATCCTTGCAGCTCGTCATCGAAAAAGAACGAGCTCACTACACGCTAGACGAGGAAGTCGAGTACCTGAAAGCACTCGATTACTACACCCGAGAACTATGCAAGGAGGAAAACAATGAGCAGCATGAGAAGAACGATCCGCCGAGCAGCGGAGAGAAGAAACAAGAAGGGCATCCTCTCCCCCAAGGAGCAGATGATGACCAGGGCCGAGAGAAGAGACCCCAGGAGGCGGCGCCGTGAAAGCACTAACTGACTGCGGAGCCTGCCGAAAGCGGATCCACCAGGAGGAGCAGGAAGCCTTTTTGAAGCATGAGTACAAGCTATTCAGTGACATGGCCTACTCCATGGCCTGCTTCGCAGTCTGCGGCGCCCTCGGTGCTCAGATCCGCCGGGGCCGCTCGAAGGAGTACGTCAAAAAGCTCTACGATGATATATGCTTCTTTTTCTCGACCCCTCACATCTTTGGGAAAGAGATCACCATGACGCAGATCATGGAGCAGCTGACGGAGGAGTATGGCATAGATTTTGACAAGCTCACCGTCAATCTGGAGACGGAGCGAGAATTCATCAGGGGCGCCAAGGAGGGAGCACGAGGTGGGTAAGAAAATGACCTGGGAGACGGCGGCCAAGATGTCGCCGGTCCACGACCCGAGCGAGCCGGTCTCCATGCTGGCTAAGCCTAACAAATACGGATACCGCCTCAATATCCAGCATCCACTGATCGGCAAAATGCACGACCACTATGCCGCAAAGGTCGGGGAGAAGATCCTCTCCGACGCTCAGCGCATGGACTTTGAAAACAAGGCTATTATTTTTTTGACGAACAAAGGTATCGCCATAAAGTGAGGGACTATGAAAAAAATATTATCAATTATTATGTACGTCGCTATGATGCTGACGGGCTGCTCTCCACCGGCTGAGGTGACGAGCTCGGAAGTTATCGACACCAGATACACCGCAGGCCACAGCGAGGTAGTGACCGAGTACGAGTACAAGTTCGATCCGCTGCGGGTGGATCTCGTGTATGTACCAGATACCCACAGCGTCTGGATCGATGACAAGTATGAGATATGCGTGAGGTATACGCTCAGCGACGGCACAACCGAGGAGCAGTGGGAAGAAACGACCAAAGAAGACTATATAAGGAATGGAGGCGAGATAGTATGGTCGACGTATTCATCGCCGGAGCAATCTCAGGCGTCTTGAACTTTTTATTCGGCTTCGTGACCTGCGCACTGCTCGCCAGCAGAGACGACGACTGACCACTACTATATATATAATAGGTCCCCGGGCTTCGGCCCGGTATCGACCTTGTAATGGATATTATCATATCGACCACGGAGAGATGATCATGAGATGCAGATACAGAGAGACAGTCTACAGGTGCGGTGACTACCTGGAGGCACACATATACCCGGTGTATAGATCAGCCACATCGAGGCGGAAGAAGTCGAAGCCGACACCGGAGACTCAGCAGCGCTTGAATGAGAAGAGAGCCGAGGGAAAATTCATCAGGCTGCTCAATGCCAACTTCGGCAGCGAGGATCTGAAAGTGGAGCTGACCTACTCTCCGGAGCACCTACCGGAGACAGACGAGGAGGCAGCCAAAGAGCTGCGGAACTTCCTACGCCGGGTCAAGAGGTATCGGGAGCGATACGGATTGACCGAGCTGAAATACCTGGCAGTCACCGAGAAGGGCAGCCGGTCCGGCCGGTATCATCATCACCTAGTCATCAGCGGCGGGATGTCAGTCAGAGACCTCGTGGACCTCTGGGGCAAGGGCATCGTCGGAACTGACTACCTCCAGCTCAACGAGAACGGGCTGGCCGACCTAGGCGTCTACATGATGAAGCAGGTGCGGAGCACTCCATTCAAACGAAAGTGGACAGGCTCCAAGAACTTGATCCACCCGGAGCCCAAGCAGCGAGACGGCCGCTTCTCGAAGCGACAGGTCAGAGAGCTGGCCAAGGACACCGACGACCGCACCGAGTTCGATAAGCTCTACCCGGGCTACAGATACTCACAGGCCAAGGTCATCTACAGTGACATCAATGGCGGCTGGTACATCTACGCAAGATACTACAGAGAGGAGGCTGAGTTTTTACGCCGACGAAAGAGGACATCGAGCAGACCACGCTCATGCGCTGGGCGGACTACGCCCTGACCACATACCCGGAGCTGGAGTTACTCTACCACATACCTAACGAGGGCAAGCGCAGCAAGGCCACCGGCGGACGGATGAAAGCCCTGGGCTTGAAGGCCGGAGTGCCTGACCTCTGCCTTCCGACAGCCCACGGTGGCTACATCGGATTGTATATCGAGATGAAGGTCAAACCGAACAAGCCGACGGAGAAGCAGAAGCACTGGCTCCGGATGCTGAGAGCTGCCGGGCACATGGTCGCAGTCTGCTATGATTGGGACAGCGCTCGCCAACTGCTCGAAGACTACATGAGACTGCCGCCGACCTGCGGCATGAAAGGAGAAGAAAATGAAACTATCGAAACTCTGGGCGCTGCTGAAAGCGTCTAAATATATCACCAAGTGGGAGGGCAGCGACACCGAGTGGCTCAGCGACGGCAGAGCCTTCTTTCCGGTCTACGGTCTGCCGACCCTGACCGAGCAGGCGATCCGCACCATGCTGGACGTGGACGAGGAGAAGTGGACGAGCTACAGCTACCGAGAGGAGGGCGAGCTCCCCTTCTCTGACCTGGACAACTTCCGGGACGACGAAGAGCTGCACGTCAGCAAGGTGACATTCACGGTCTGGGGCGTGGAGTTCCTCGCCCTGACCAGGGGCCTGGACATCTACCTCGCCAACGTCAAAAAGCTAAAGCCTCTCGAGGACGGTCTCAGCTTCTATTTCCGGGACGGCTACATCGCAGTCAAGGAGGGCATGGTGCTCCGGGCGGTCCTGATGCCGGAGATCATCACCGACGACATGGTCCTCGCAGAGCTCATGAGCATCGCCACCAAGTTGCACGACGCAGCTAGAGACGAGCAGCTCCGGGAGTTTGCCGAGCAGCGCTACCAGGAGGGCGCCGACGGACAGCCCTGTGAGATCATCGAAAAAGGAGAGCCAGAAGAATGAGATGTAAATGCTACTACACCGAAGGAGGCAAGGGCCTCTGCTACGGTACAAAGGAGAGAGACCCCTGCGACTGCGGAGGAGACGAGAGCCTTTGCGACTACTACCCGGCCAAGCGTGACAAGTACAAAGATCCGGAGCAGTACCTCCAGCAGATCACGGACATCGACCTGCGGATCCGCTCCCTCGAGGGCGAGTTCGACGACGCTGAGGAGGAGTGCGACGAGGAATACCGTCTGGAGCTCCAGCGCAGGATCCTCCAAGACCTGGAGGAGGCTAAGGCGCTAAAGCTCCGCATCCGCTCCGAGATCCAGAGAGTGAGAGACCACAAGCTCTGCACGCTCCTCATGGAGCGCTACGTCAGAGGCAAGAGCTGGGAGCAAGTCGCCGAGGCCATCGGCAACCGAAGCGTCAAGCACGTCCGGGAAGGTATGCGAGAGCAGGCAATAAGGCTCTTCCGCAAAGAAAATCCAGAATTATTTAACTAAATAACCTCAGAACACCAGAAATAACCTTGTATAACTTTGCAGGCCGTGTTATTGTAAAATCAGAAGGCAGGCGGAACAGTTCCCAAGGCTACCTTTACAGCGCTGCGGTCAGCGGCTTGACCGTGGTGCTGGAGCCTCCGCCTACCGTCTGTGTCTCCTTTCTTTCTTTACGGTCGAGGCATACGCCCTCTTCGGAGGGCACCTTTTCCCCGAAAGCTCAGAGAGCACTCCCGAGATAAGGCGGGAGAGGGTCGGGTCAGTACCGGCTTCGTGGACCAGCCCATCAGGCAGTCATTCATGCAAATCCCCAGCTGAGAGGCGGTTGCGGCCGTCTCTCAGCAAAATGGCGAGGTGGAGCAGTGGCAGCTCGCCGGGCTCATAACCCGGAGGTCGCAGGTTCGAGTCCTGTCTTCGCAACCAGACGTAGATACCTCCTGCGTTTCTACACCCTTTCCGGTAGCAGCCATTGACACCGGAATTCTCATTGACAAGCGTGGAGCCCGGGCAATCGCCCGGGCAGAAGCGTATAAGGAGGAGCCATGAACACCGAGACATTCTACAAGTCCGCCGTGTGGGAGCACAAACGTGAGCGGATCCTCCGCCGGGACGGCTACAAGTGCCAGCGCTGCAAGAGGTACGGACGACAGCGAGAGGCGACGACCGTCCACCACATCAAGCACCTGGACGAGTACCCGGAACTGGCACTCGAAAATAGTAATCTTATCAGCCTTTGCGCTGATTGTCACAACTTTTTCCACCCCGAAAAGGCACAAAAATCAAACAGATCGAGGGGAAAATCAAGATATTTTTGAATGTTGAAAACTCAAAGTTTTCAACAAATCCCCTTCCCCCCCTCCTATTTTTAATGGGACTCGTCTCGATGGAGAC